AGTTTGCCAAGGCTGTGCGTGATGCAATCATCGGCGCTGAACTGCAGGCAGATTATCCCAAGGTGCGTAAAGGTTTGGACTGGTTCAGACAGCACTTTGCTAAACAATACATGGTTCTGTTAGACTAATCACTAGAGACTTGGGACCAGAGAGGTCCCAAGTCAAATCCAAAATTACAATCAACCGCATAAACAAAAACAGATTAAATAAAAAGGGGTCCCAGAGTTTACCCTTTATGGCTTGATTTATACATTTATAGGCTGTAAATACTTATAAGGTTCCAAAATTAAACCTAAAAAAATTTTGCAAAAAAATTTTTCAAATGGACATAGATTTAGAAAAAATAAAAAGATTACCACCTGACATTAGAAAAGAGTTTGTACAAACTCTTGTTAAATATGATGATTTAAAAAAGCGAGACAAAATACAAAATGACTTTATGTTTTTTGTTAAACATGTTTGGCCTGAGTTTGTAGAGGGATCTCATCATAAAAAAATTGCAGAAAAATTTAATCGAATTGCAAAAGGTGAATTAAAGCGTGTAATTATTAACATGCCGCCTCGTCACACGAAATCAGAATTTAGTTCTTTTTTATTACCTGCCTGGATGATTGGTAGAAACCCGAAACTAAAAATAATTCAATCAACTCACACTACAGAACTTGCGGTTAGATTTGGTAGAAAAGCTAAAACATTAATGGACTCAGAAGAGTATAAACAAATATTTGATACAAGACTTAGAGAAGATAGTCAGGCTGCAGGTAAATGGGAAACTCAACAAGGTGGTGAATACTTTGCAGCCGGTGTAGGTAGTGCTATTACTGGACGTGGTGCAGATTTATTAATTATTGATGATCCACATTCTGAACAAGATGCTTTGAATGTAGATGCATTAGAGCGAGCTTATGAATGGTATACGTCAGGTCCTCGTCAGCGTTTGCAACCGGGTGGAACTATTGTTTTGGTTATGACTCGATGGAATACTAAAGATCTAACAGGTAAATTAGTAAACGCACAAAAAGAACCAAAATCTGATCAATGGGAAATAATAGAATTTCCTGCCATCATGCCATCAGGTGAACCGGTGTGGCCAGAGTTTTGGAAGTTAGAAGAATTAGAAGGAGTGAAAGCTTCTTTGTCATTACCTAAATGGAATGCACAATGGATGCAAAACCCAACTTCTGAAGAAGGAGCTTTAATTAAAAGAGAATGGTGGAAGAAATGGGAAGGCGATGTTCCTGCACTTCATCATGTGATTCAATCTTATGATACTGCATTTATGAAAAAAGAAACTGCAGACTATAGTGCTATTACTACTTGGGGAGTTTTTTATAAAAATGAAGATTCTGGTCCACAATTAATATTATTGGATGCTTTAAAAGAAAGATTAGAGTTCCCTGAACTTAGAAGAGTTGCATTAGAACAATATAAATATTGGAATCCAGAAACAGTAATTATAGAAGGTAAAGCTTCTGGTCTTCCATTAACTTATGAATTAAGAAAAATGGGTATCCCAGTAATTAACTTTACACCGAGCAAAGGAAATGATAAACATACACGTGTTAACTCAGTCGCACCTCTTTTTGAAAGTGGATGCATATGGGCGCCCACCGACCAACAATTTGCACAAGAGGTAATTGAGGAATGTGCAGCTTTTCCTTATGGGGATCATGACGACTTAGTTGATAGTATGACACAAGCTGTAATGAGATTTAGACAAGGCGGGTTTTTAGAACATCCTGAAGACTATTTAGATGATCCTTTACCTCAGCCAAAAAGAGTGTATTATTAGATATGACTGTTTTAAAAGGAATAGGTATAGCATTGAAAGGATTGGGACGAGCTCTCAAAAAAGATCCATCTACACCAATTAATCCATTTAAAGCAAAACCTGGTTTAAAAGAAACAGAAGCTTATAAAAATAAAATTAAATCAAGACAGGTTAAACCATAATGAAAGCATTATTAGAACTTATTAAAAGATTATATGGCTCTAAAGCTTTGTCAAAAACTATTGGCACAAGAACTAATGTAATTACTTTACCTGATAAAGAAACAAAAAGATTTGTAATTAATGAATTAAATATTGATGCTGCATCAGACGCAGCTGTTAAAAAAGCTTATGAAGATGTTGAGAAGTTAATTCCTGATATTCCTAAAATGAATGATCAAGAGATTTTAACTTTAACTGGAAATTTAAGAAGACTTGATCAAAGATTAAATCCACCATCAGCAGAAGTCATTAGCATTGGCACCAAGCAGCCCGTCTCTCCTACAGGGATTAAACAGCTAACAGAACAAGCAGGACAAATGTCTCCTCCAGGTACTTTAATGGGCAACCTCGAATCTCGCCTCAACCAACTCCGAGCGAGCGGCAAGGAGCTAGAAGATATTACTAAAGGTAAGGGTATGAGTTTTGAAGACTTATTAAAAGATCCAACAAGATCCGGTGGACCTTTAGATCCTAAAGTTGGAATTGTAAGAACAGCAGCTAGAGAAATTTTAGAAAAAAATTTAAAAGCAGGTAAAATTGATATTCCTGATGAAGCTGCAAAAGATGCAATTTTAAAATCCTATCAAGGTGGAGTAGATCCTATTGATGTATTAAGAAAAACTTATGGAGAAGGTGTCTTAGAACAATTAGATGATATTGCAGATGAATTAAATAGAGTTCGTGACTATAAAGACATACAAAAAATTTTACAAAGAGAAAAATTATTTGAGGTTAAACCTAAAAAAACTTACGGTTATGATGAAGGAGTATATTCAGATGAAGAGATGGCAGCGCTTTTAAAAAAATCTGAAGAGGATCCAGAAGGATTTGCAACCGGTGGAAGAGTAGGTTATGCAGAAGGAAACATTGATCCTACTAAAGAAAAACAAATTAAACAAATGTTAAAAATGGGAGCAGATGAATCTACGATAGCTTCTATCACAGGAGCAACTCCTCAACAAATTCAATTCGTTCAACAACAGCAAAAAGAAAAGAAAGCAATTGGTGGCAGAGTTGGTTATGCTTATGGCTCTGGTTTAAAGTTAGCTAAACTTTTACAAAAAGCAGGAACGAATTTAAAAAAAGCAGTCAGAGAAGCAATAGATAATATTAATCCAACAGGAGATAAAAAATTAGATGCAGATATGGCTGTTGATGATATGTTAGAAACTTATAACATTGATCGAGATGCTGTAGATGGTTATGATATTTTAAATGCTTATGATGAAGCATATAAAACAATTGCAACTCCAGGATCAAAAGTTATGTTTTCTCCAGCTGAAACAAAATTTGCAAAAGATATAGGTGCAACTAAAATGGCTGAAAGAATAGAAATCATGGAAAAATATCCAGGTATAGATCCTAAACTTGTTGATAAAATTTTAATTGATGACAATCCTCAAAGAAAAGCAGAAGTCTTAGCAACATTAGATGAAGCATTTACGATGATGAAAAAAGGAATGTCAGATGATGAAATACTTACTACAATTAAAAAAACACCTCGAACAAAACAAGCAAGCGGCGGAGTTGCCTATTTGATGGGGCTGTAAGCTATGTCTAAATCTGAAAACGTAGCTCTATATAAATACCTAACACGACCTGCTAGACCCGAGCTTCCAGAAGCTGGCAGCAAGAGGCTAAAGAAAGTTTTACCTACTGCTACCATTATAAAAGAACCAAAAAATTATGACTACCCCATGCCTACGTTTGAGGGTTTAGAAGATCCTAGATATATACAAACAGAATTAGCAAGTGGTGGAATCGTGGAGCGAGGAGAATTTGCTAAAGGATCAAGATTAGCAGATCAATTACCTGTGAAAGATTATATAACTATTGTTAAAGAAATGGTAGCAGATAAAAATTATGTTCCACCTGTAAATATTAATAGGAGAGAAGTTGGAAGAATTCCAAATTTTGAAAAAGCAAAAGAGATGGTTAAAGCAGAAATGGGTTCTGGTTTTACTCAAGCATATGAAGCTAATGTTTCAAGAAGAAAAAAATTAAAACAAAAAGAAATAAGAGAAGCTAACCCAGAAAAGAAAGCAGTTTATCTTGCTAAAAGTGCAGAACGAAGAAGAGCAGGCAGAATTCAAAAATTAGGAGGAGATGTAAAAATGACTCCTCAAGAAAAATTTTTAAATTTTCAACAAAGTTTAGTAACTAAACAACTTAATGAAAAAATAAGAGAGAATCCTGATTTAATTTTAAAGAATGAAATTTTGATGGATCAATTATCAACAACCGTTGATAAAGATGGAAACATTGTAAAAGTTAAACCAAGTTTACAAGATATTAAAAATAGAGGTATATTTGAAATAGAACACCAAAGAGATATTTACAAAAAAGGAAAGATGAAAGACTTTCCTTATAATCGTAATTTAATTTTAGGTCCCTATAACCGAACAGGTGGATTTAAAGAATCAGCTGAAAAGTTTATTGAAAAATTTCCTGATCCAGAAAATCCAAAAGTTCAAGCGATACTTAGTAAAGCAGATGAACTGGGTATTACGATTAGACCAAATGTTCCTGAAGGAACGTTTCCAACAAAAGCACTAGGATATAAACAAATTGGAGATCCTGTTAAAAAATTTATTGACGTTGCAACAAAAGTTACACCAGCATTAGCATCTAATGATTTAGGTATACCAAGTTACAAAGGCGATATTGATATGGCTAAAAGAGCTTTAGGAGTTAAGGAATTAAGTGCAGAAGCAATTCCAGGTTTAAGAGCAGTAACTGAACCTCTTGTTGATGTTACTGTATCAGGTATTAAAGATATTGCTAAAGGAGCAATTGGTAAAGGTGCATTAAAAATGTTACCAGCCGTTGGAGTAGGTCTTGGTGCTTATGATGCAGGAATTGCAATACAAGAAGGAAAAGATGTATTTGAAGTTGCAGGTAAATTTTTTGGTGTAGATCCAATTTATAATGAAATAAAACAATACAGTTATTTACCTAAAGATGCACAAGAGATTCAAAAAAAATTAAATGCACAATCATCATTTGATGCAGCTCAATATGATGCAATGGATGAAGGTTTAGTTGGATTAAGGGGCAGACCTGAAGTTAGTGAACAAGAACAAATGTATTTAAATGAACAAAAGAAATTAGTTCAAGAAACAATTGAAAAAGAAAATGAAGCAAGAAGAGAAGGTAGATTAGGATTAGTCAATGCTATCAAACAAAGAATCTTTGATGTAAGTGGTACTCCTTATTCTATTGGTTTTGCAAATGGTGGGAGAGTTTTTTTAAAAGATGGTGGTAAGCCTGTTAACATTGGTAGAAGAAAATTTTTAAAACTTGTAGGTCAAGGTGGAACATTATTAGCAGCATTACCTTTCTTAGGTAAATATATAAAACCTGCAACTAAAGCTGCACCTGAAATATTAGAAGCTGTATCAAGATCAGCAGATCAAATGCCAACATATTTAACAAAATTAATTGAAAAAATTAAAATGATGGGTACATCAAAAATTATAGGTAAGTATGATAACCCAGATGAATTTATTAGATATGATTTAGGTGACTATGAATTATTTGAAGGAGCAGGTGGAGCTAGGTTAAAAAGAGTTAGGGATAGAGGAGAGTATGGTTATGAAGAATTTGAAATGCAAATTAAAAAAGACCCTGAAACAAGTTTTGTTGAATATGAAGAAGTATCAGCAAGACCAGATGGAGATGGTAAATTAAAAGATATAGACTTTGGAATTGATGATGAAATTCACCTAGAAATGAAAAAGTTTGCTGATGAAGACTAATACACCGTATAAACATGGAAAAAAATCTGGACCACCACCAAAACGTGGACCACAACCACAAGGGTTGAATTTACAGTATAATACTGTAAAGATAGTAAAATTGGAGAAAATAAATGGCAGACATAGACAAAGCTCTTCCTAATGTAGAGCAAAATATCACTGTACCTTCTGAAGTCGAAATTGAGGAAGCTCAATTAGAAAAACAAGAAGAGTTAGCAGAAAAAGGTGATCCTGTAGAAATACAGGAAAATGAAGATGGATCTGTAGATATTAATTATGATCCTGCTATTGCTTCTGTTGAAGGAACAGAAAATCATTATACTAATTTAGCTGATCATCTACCAGATGATGTATTAGGTAGATTATCTTCTGATTTATTTCAAAATTATCAAGATTATAAAAATTCAAGAAAAGATTGGGAAAGTTCTTACAAACAAGGTTTAGATCTGTTAGGATTTAAATATGAAAACAGGACGGAACCTTTCGCCGGTGCTTCGGGTGCCACTCATCCGGTGCTTGCTGAAGCTGTTACTCAGTTTCAGGCGCTCGCTTATAAAGAGTTATTGCCAGCCGATGGACCAGTAAGAACTCAAATTTTAGGAATGCCAACTCCTGAAAAAACACAACAAGCAGGTCGTGTAAAAGATTTTATGAATTATCAACTCATGGATCAAATGAAAGAGTATGAACCAGAGTTTGATCAAATGTTATTTTATTTACCTTTAGCAGGATCATCATTTAAAAAAGTTTATTATGATGAAGTTATGCAAAGAGCTGTTTCAAAATTTGTACCAGCTGATGATTTAATAGTTCCGTACACAGCTACCTCATTAGATGATGCGGAAGCTATTATTCATCGTATAAAAGTTTCTGAAAACGAATTAAGAAAACAACAAGTTGCAGGTTTTTACAGAGATATAGATATTAAACCAGGTCAACTTAATGAAGATGATATTGAGAGAAAAGAACATGAACTAGAAGGAAGAACTAAATCTGGAAGAGATGAAGATGTATTTATATTATTAGAATGTCACGTGAATTTAGATTTGGAAGGATTTGAAGATGTGGGGCCCGATGGTGAGCCGAATGGAATAAAACTTCCATACATTGTAACTCTAGAAGAAAATTCTAGAGAAATTTTATCTATCAAAAGAAATTATGAAATAGATGATCCTAAAAAATCAAAAGTACAATACTTTGTACATTTTAAATTTTTACCCGGACTAGGTTTTTATGGTTTTGGTTTAATACACATGATTGGTGGTTTATCTAGAACTGCTACATCTGCTTTACGACAGTTACTTGATGCAGGTACATTATCAAACTTACCTGCTGGTTTTAAACAACGAGGTATAAGAATTAGAGATGATGCACAGGCAATACAACCAGGTGAATTTAGAGATGTAGATGCACCAGGAGGAAACATCAGAGATTCATTTATGATGTTACCATTTAAAGAGCCTTCACAAACTCTATTACAGCTTATGGGTGTCGTTGTTACTGCAGGGCAAAGATTTGCTTCCATAGCAGACCTGCAGATAGGGGATGGGAATCAACAAGCCGCGGTGGGCACGACAGTTGCGTTGCTTGAAAGAGGAAGCAGAACTATGTCTGCAATTCACAAAAGAATTTATGCCTCTTTAAAAAATGAATTTAAATTATTAGCAAGAGTTTTTAAACTTTATCTACCTGCCGAGTATCCATATGATGTGGTTGGTGGTCAAAGAACTATTAAACAAACAGACTTTGATGACCGTGTAGATATTTTGCCAGTTGCGGATCCAAATATATTTTCTCAAACACAACGTATTTCCCTTGCGCAAACAGAACTACAATTAGCACAATCTAATCCACAAATACATAACATGTATAATGCATACAGACATATGTATGAAGCATTAGGTATAAAAGATATTGATCAAATTTTAATTAAACCCTTACCCCCACAACCAAAGGACCCTGCATTAGAGCACATTGATGCTCTTGCAGGGAAACCATTCCAAGCATTCCCTGGACAAGATCACAGAGCGCATATGACGGCACATTTAAATTTTATGGCAACTAACATGGCTCGAAATAATCCTGTGATTATGGCTGCATTAGAAAAAAATTGTTTTGAACACATTTCTTTAATGGCTCAAGAACAAGTGGAAATAGAATTTAGAAATGAGTTACAACAGCTACAACAAATGCAAATGGTAATGCAACAGAATCCACAAATGGCTCAACAAATGCAAATGCAAGTTAGAATGTTATCAGAAAAAATAGAATCTAGAAAAGCAACTTTAATTGCTGAGATGATGGAAGAATTTATGAAGGAAGAAAAAGAAATTACTTCTCAATTTGACAATGATCCTATTGCAAAACTAAGAGCAAGAGAATTAGATCTTAGAGCAATGGAAAATGAACGTAAAAAACAAGAAGCAGAAGAGAGATTAAACCTTGATAAGATGAAATCCATGATGAATCAAATGACGGATCAACAAAAATTAGAACAAAATGAAGAATTAGCAAACTTAAGAGCTGATACTTCATTGACTAAAACAGTTTTACAACATGAATTAAAAAATAAAGGAGGCTTTTAATGAAAAAAGCGGATAAAAAAGTAAAAAAAGTGATGAGAGAGTTTAAAAAAGGTGAACTTAACATTGGAAAAAGCAAAAAGAAGGTGAAAAGTCGTAAACAAGCGATAGCAATTGCACTTTCTGAAGCTGGAATGAGTAAAAAA